ACGACGGCACGCGCTTCGGACCCGGGCAGGCCATCGTCACCCCCGGCATCATCAAGGCCGAGCTTGTTGCGCAATACGCGATGGACGAATTCAACGGCCTCGTCGAGGACGTGAACAACTTCAAAAACTTCCTCTTGGTTGAGCGCGACCCGAACAACCCGAACCGGCTCAACGTGCTCTACCCGCCGGACCTGATCAACCAATTGCGCATCTTCGCGGTGCTCAATCAGTTCCGCTTGCAATACGACCGGGGCATCGATGTCGAAATCGTCGGCTCGACCGTCCCGGTGGGCGTGACCGCCCGGCCGATCACGGTCGGCGGCGGTTTGATCTAACCGCCCTTCCCTTTCCCGCGCCGAGCAAGGCGTCCCGTCTTCCTAACAATTCGACCGGAGTCTAGCCATGGCCGAAAGGTTCGCTGGCATTGCCTTCCTTATGGTGGACGGCAATCAAATCGCGCTGCGCGGCAACTTCACGGTTTCACCGAGTTCGGTGGAACGCACGATGATCGCCGGTCAAGACGGCGTTCACGGTTATCAGGAATTGCCGCGCGTGCCGTACATCGAAGGTGAAATCTCGACGCTTCCCGACATCAGCGTGGAAGCGCTGCTCGCACAGACTGACGTGACCGTCGTGGCGCAACTCGCAAACAAGATGCAGTACACGTTGCAGAACGCCACGACCAAGGGCGGCTACGAAATAAACACCCGCGACGGGCAGTTCCGTTGCCGCTGGGAAGGCTTGGTCTGTCACGAAATTCCGCTCTAACCGAGTTTAGCGCGTTCGCGCCGAACTCTCAGGAGGCCGCATGCAACAAGAAGTCAAACGCCCGCGTGAGGGCTTTTTCGACGACGGCTCGGCGGATGCGAAAGCGCCCGCCGCACCCGTTGAGGCTGCCGAGGTCGATGCCGGCATGAACGGCGAGCCCGTTCTTTCCGACGAATGGCCGATCACGGTGCGGCTCTTGCACAAGCCGATCCGTAACGGCAAGGGCGAGGAAATCAAGGAACTGACTTTCCGCGAGCCCACGGGCGCGGACGTGAACCGCGTCGGCAATCCGGTGCGCATCGATCAGGAAGGCGAGATCATCATCAATGACCGGCGCATGTATCAGATGATGGCTAATCTGTCTGGCGTGCTCACGCCCATGCTCGAACGGATGGACCCGCGCGACTACGCGTCGTGCGCGTATCGGCTACGCAATTTTTTTATACCGAGTCTGGAAGCGTGGCTTCCTTAGCCGACACCGAATCCGTGGTGCTCGACTGCTATCGCCTCGCCCGCTGGTATCAGCAATCGCCCGACGTGTTTCTCAGCATGCCGTTGTCGCATGTGAAGCTGCACATGTATCGCTCGCTTCAACTCGCCGCGCGCATCCGCGACGAACAGAAGCAAGAGCCGGAAGAGTGAGCCGTGGCTGAAACGGAAGAACTACGACTCATTGTCTCGCTCGACGATCAGGCGTCGGCCGGGCTGGCGCAACTGCGCACGCGCTTGAACGACATCGGTGGCGGCCAAGCTGCGCATCAGTTCGAACAAATCAAGCGCCAGCACAGCGAACTGATCGAAACGATCAAGAAGCTCACGGAAGCCGAGGGCTCGCTCGGCACGGCGCAGGGGCTTCTCGCCCGCAGCTTCGGCACCCTTGGCGGGGCGGCGGCCGTTGCTGTGGGGGCACTCGGGCTAGCTGCCAAGACGACGAAAGAATTTGCCGATGAGATAAAGGGCATCAGCGTTGCGGCGGCAACCGTTGGTGTCGGCGGCGCGCATATTCGAAACATCACCGAGCAAATGCGGCTGATGGGGATTACGTCTTCGGAGTCCACGCGGCTGGTCACGGGGTTTGCCCGGGCGCTCGCCGACATCGCGCGCGAAGGATCGGTTGAACGGTTCCGGTTGATTTCGAGCGCGCGCAGCGATCCGGAAGCGATGCGCGCGTGGCTCACGCGGATGACCGGCTTCGCCAACAAAGGCGACATGGAAGGTGCGATCAACGAACTCATCAAGGGCGTGAACACCGCTTTTGAAGAGGAATTAAAGCGGACCGGTGATCGCGGCATGGCGGCCGATCTGCGCAACCGCCTCTTGCAGCACTTCAACGTTGACGCGTCGACTTATGTGCGGATCAGGGGAAGCCTTCACCAACTCAGCGCGGAGGAAGAGCATCGCTTTAAGATGCTGATTGAGCGGTCTGAGGAATATTTGAAACAATGGGATCGGATCAGTCTCGGCATCAGCAAGGTGAATGAAGGCATTCAAGCGGAACTGCTCCCGCTGATGACCGAGATCGGCAAGGCAATCGATTTCAACGGCGAGAAGTGGGGACACGCAATCGGCGAGCAGATAAAACTTGAAATCCGCGACCTCAAGGAACTGTATGACGGGCTCGTGAGAATTGGGAACTGGTTTGCTTCGTTCAAGCCGAAAATTCTCACTCCCGAGGAAGGTGAGGCGCTTCGCCGAACGCTGCCGCCGCCAGTACCGCCCGGGACAACCCCAAGCGAGATGCTTAGACTCGGCCCCGGGATCGGCGGCGGTATGCAGCACGGCGGCATCGTCACGCGGCCCATGCGCCCGCTGATCGGGGAGGCCGGCCCCGAGGCGGTCATCCCGCTCGATCAGTTCAGCGGCACGCGCGAAGAGAGAAAGTCGACGGAAGAAAACACCAAACAACTCGCGCGCCTCAACGACAACCTTGAAAAATTGATGCTGCCGACCATCGGCGCCGTCGAGACGCGCATGGGCGGGCTTGCGCCCGGGCTCGGCATCGGTCGAGGCACCATGGGCGGCGGGTCCGGCGGCGGGTCCGGTGGCAGCCCCGGCGTCGGCGGCTTTGGCGGCGGAACTGGACTCGGCGGGCTCGGCCCGGGCGGCGGTAGTGGCTTCGGCGGCGGTCCCGGTGGCGGCGGTGGTGGCGGCGGTGGCGGCTCGCCCTACGGCTCGGATGTTGGCCCGCGTCCGTTCTCGCTCGATAAGTTGCTGCCCGGCGCATTGGGCGGTACGGCGCCGCTCGGCCTGCCGTCCGGCCTGACACCGGGCGGCGGGACCGGAGCGCCGGAAGATTACGGCGATCTTGCCACCCGCATGGCGACGATGGGCATGCGCGGCGACATGCCCGGCTTCGGCGGCGGTGGCGGTGGCGGCGGCGGTGGCGGCGGCGGCTTAGGGCCGCAAGTCAACATCGGTGGGCGCCTGCCCGCTTCTATCAGATACAACAATCCGGGTGCTCAATATCCGTCGTCGGAAGCGGCAAAACGCTTCGGGATGACTGGCTACGGCATCATCGGCGGCGGTCACAAGATCGCTGCTTTCCCGACGCCCGTGCATGGCGCGGCAGCAAACTTTGATCTGTTCGCCAGAAGATACGTTGGGATGCCCGTTGGCGCGGCCGGAACCAAATGGACCGGAGGACATGGCTTCGGCGTCCCTGGTTATGATCCAAAAACGATCATCACCAGTGAGATGATCAAAGACCCGAAGTTCGCGATTCCATTTATGAAGGCGATAGCCGGTCGCGAGGCGGGAAGAGCTTCGCCGCTGACAGATGAGCAATGGCAGCAGGCGCACGATATGTATCTTGCCGGCGGCGTTCCGCGCGGCGGCACCCCGCCGGTTGGCAGTCGTGATGCCCACATGGGTGCAACAGGCGCGGACACCGATCAGAGCGGCCGGCCGGGTCATCTGTCCGGCACGGTGACACTGCCGGGCGGTGAAGAATTCGGGTGGGCGAGCGGCGGCCGTGGTCGCGGCAGCATTCCATTAGGAACCTTCCCGATCAACATCGGCAAAGGTGACATTGGTCCGGTTGGCCAGCGCATCCACTCCATCGCCACGGTCGGCGGCCCCGGCGGGCGCATCCCCGATCCGAAATTCCCGGGGCAACCGCGCGTCGGCATACAAATTCATCCGGGCAGCAGCGAAGACCTCGACCGGCTCTATACCGCCGGATGCTTTGGCGTGCCGAGATCGCAGTGGCCCGCGTTCAAAGCGGCGTTGCTCAAAGAAGCACATAACGGCCCGCTGCAACTACACATCGGGCGCGATGGCCGCGCGCAAATATTTCATCCCGGCGACGGGCGCGGCGGCGGCACGGGCACGGGCACCGGGCCGGGCGATCTTTTCAGCGGAGGACCAGCCACGGTGTACGGCGGCGGCGGCGCGACGGCGGGCCGAAGTCTTCCGCTGCCTTCGCC